AAATAGAACTAGGAACGGCGACAGGAGTATTAACGATGGGCTGACGGGCAGCTTTCTTCGCGGCTATATCTTTATCCTGTCTTTTTATCTCATCATCGAGGTTTTCCCCGCGCTCCACAGCTCTTTGATAATCCATCGAAGACATTGTTTATTCATACACTCCGAATAAATTCCCAGTTCAGGTAGTCGCATATTTTCTTCCAGATTTGGTCGTGGGCGATCAATCGGTCTCGTGATTTCAATAACGGAAAGAAGACTTTGTATTCGTCCAACTCCAACAGCTCGAAGAACTTGTAGAGGATATACGAGTAGCTCAAGAAGTTCGTGCGGTCGTTCGGGCAGTAAAGCAGAAAAGGAGCTTGAATATCTTGAAACATGGCTCGGATTTTCTCTTCAATTTCGGGAGTAATGGTGGGAGGTGGATTTCCATTGAGTCGAGAGAGGATGTGGGCCCTGTGCTCATAATACTTAGAACGATTGAGTTTCTTCAAAATATGACGTATATCCTCTTCCGTTAAATCTGCAATGTTCTGGATTCGGCGCTTGCGGAGTTCCATGATGACCTCGTTCATGACATCTTCGGGAATGATGGTCGATTCCTTGGCTTGAAACTGGTTCAAGATTTCATTGAGATGGTTAATCTTCTTGTACGCATAGTTGTTGCGTTCCTTCGGTGGGTCACGGAAACTCGGGAAGTCTGAGACAACCAACGCATACTCTTCGGAGCCACAACGAGGACAGACTAAAATACCTTCTGAACTGATTTCCTCTCGCGCAACATTACACTGGACGCAATGCTCGGTCAATAACTGAACGACCTCGGGACCACTGGACAACTTCATGCGTTGAACATACTCATCAAACATCTGCTTGCGCGACAGACCATTCTCAGAGGGAACCGATGCGCTGAAAAACTTGAGGAAGGTATTGGCATCCTTGGACTGCAAAATAGGAGCGTTGACCGAGGTATCTTGCTTCTTGTAATACTCGTCTAGCAAGTCCATGTTTTTCAAGTAATACTCTTCCACAGGTTGTGCGTGTTCCAACTCGTCTTGAATCTCACGAATGCGGTCATGCAGGTGATTAGCCTTCACAATGTCGTTAATATCATTCGTAGAACACAGGCGAGATATTTCCGTTTGTAAACTGTCTAGTTCCTCCCTCAGACTCTCCTGCTTGATTTTGGAGTCCTTGAGCGTTTGTACGATTCCCTGGTGTAAAGAATCGAGCGTACCGGTCGCGATAGACGTAGTGGGGTTGTCCCGTGTTTTCCGAATCTTGAAGACGTCCATTTACAAACTCCTTCACTTGCTTCATGAAGACTTGATTTTGAAGAATACAGGGTCGTTGACGACGCACCGAAGACACTAACTGTCCAAACTCCATACCCAAGTTCTTACATGTATATGCCAGCGCAAGAGATGCAGAACGATTCATACCGGCTTGGCAATGGACATAGACCATTCCACTTCCCTCTCGTAAGAACTGATGCAATGTAGCTTCAAACTCGGGATACCACTCTAGAATGTTGGTCTGTAGCGAATCAATGGCATTCAAGACCTTGTATTTGGATGGATAGCGATTTCTCCACCATGGAGGAGAGAACTCATCTTGTGCACAGTTGATTACATGGGTAATGCCATACTTTTCAACAAACTCTGGAGTCAGAAATACCCCGGGTCCAACCAAGATGCGAGGATGAAAAAACGCTGGTGGTTCACGAAGATACGTAGGTGAAAACAGCAGCGAGAGGAGGGACATTGTGTTATTCTGTTTTCTTATTTGTAAGCATGTGTTACAGTGCAGAAGTATCGTTCGGTACATGGTTCTTTGGAATCATGTGCTCTATCCTCTTATATCAGCAGGGTAAACCATTCTACTTTCCATTTGCTGTATCTCAGATACAGCTTATCGAAGGACTGCGTTGGATCGATGCAGTCGATGAACGTATCCTCTCGGTTCTAGGAAAGCTAGCATTGATTTCCCAACCTGTAGCACTTTTTTATGAAGGGAAAAAGTATTCCTTTGTCATCCCATATCTTGTTATCCAAGCCATTAATGAACTCTTGTATGGGTCGCGTGACCTTCGATTTGTCGTTGCAGACGATGGACATTTCAGTTGGATGTGGAACTTTGACTACATAACATCCCTTCCGTATTGGATAGGTTTGTCTATAGGTGCTTACTTTGCATTGAAGACTGAACTTGTAGTAGGTCTACTCGCACTTTTCGCTTATTTTTATGTAAATCATCGTCAATATAGTACATTTGGATCGCTATGGTGTGTATGGTCGAACTTCATGTGGGTGTACTATATGTTGCGTTAATGCTCGCAACCAGGCACACCTCCACCGGCTACACCGCACCAACCAAAGGTGAATCCTTTTGCTCTACGGCACGGACAGGGTGGGTTTAACGCTTCGTCCCAGCCAAGTTTAGCAATGTTTTCCATGGTTCGCATCGTCCATCCATATGAAGTTCCACTGTGTCCAGTATACTTCATAGCTGCATTGATACGGTCAAGATTTGGATGGCTTGAAAACACAAAGCCTTTGTCTGGGGTATAGGTCTTCATCCAGTCCCAAAGGTCACAGGCTGTAATCGCCTGATAAGCGTCGGTCAAGAGTTCGCGTTCGAGTTTAGAATAGTGAGAGGGAAAGTTCTGCATTGTAATGGGGAGGACCAATCGTTTGTCCAAACAGAATCCGTTTTTATCCGAGGATACTCGAGATAAACCCATTCAGAAGGTGTGCAAGGATGACCGCACCGAGACCTAACACACCTGCACCCGTCCAGCTGACAACTCCTGAACCGGTGTAGGCATTGGGAACATATTGAAGAAGCAGGTTGCGAGGAATCGATAACGAAATGATAACGGCTGCAAGGAAGAAGGCAATATACAGGCTGGCTGAAGAAGCCATCCAGCGCATCGCGGGTAATGTAGGTTTGAAGGAAGGTGCCATGGTCGAGTAACCGGGTGCTTGGTTACTAGGCATCGGAATCACAGGGGGTTGCGACTGTGGTCCTTGGGGATTCAACAGAGCGTCAAGAGAGGTAGAATCGTCCATTGTTTATTCATTAGACGTGTTTTCACATGATGCATCTTCCACGCGGTATCGATAGCATTTACCGTCGGTCTTGACGACCTTGTCTACAGCGTCCTTGACAGGAACTCCTAATGTGAGAACGGTGGAATAGTTACGGTGAAAGAGGATTGCAGCAATCCCTAGTCCAATAATGAATGAGAAGAAGGGTGAGCCTCGTTCAATGGCTTGGGCGAAGTGAATCATTGTTTCTTAGTGAGACTTGCGAGTAGGTTCAATGAATCTGGCTCCGAGACACAAGGAACTTCCACTGCGACGAAGCGAACACATCCTGAGTCGGTATGGTAGATACTTGAATCGTTCGGTCGTGGAATCGAGATCTTCTTTCGGGTCGGGGGAATCAAGACGGTCGAAATCAACAGTCCTACAATCAGCCCTGCAATGAGCCATTTGAGTTGAATCATTCCTTTACAATGTTCTCCATAAATGCTTTGAAACCAAAGTATGCTAAAATGATGAGGAATCCTGTGCCTGGAAACATGACTGAAGCAGCTGCACCTGCATAGCCAACAATGCGGAAGTAATCCTTCCCAGTGTTTACGGCTTCACGCATAAAGACTGCATACACGGCTACGATTCCAAAGACATAAATGAAAGTACTCAACACAATCGTAAGCAATGAAATGGCTCGACTCTGAAACTGTGAAGGAGTGGGAAGGGCTAGAATCGCATCTTTATCGGACGCCTTGTCACCCAAGATGTTTTCAAGCCGAAACTTCTGACCTGCAGGTGTAATCAGGGTTCTTCGTCTACCATTCTCGACAATATTGACTGTCAATCGTTCGCCTTTAATCACACCCTTACCAAGGTCTTCCATCTCCTTTTCTTTGAGTCGTTCCTGACTGAGTTGTAACTTCTTAGCTTCCAAACACTTTTGATCGGATTCGCCTCCACAGCCTTTCACAGCTTCTTCACGTATCTTCTTTTCATCCTTTGAATCCAACGTCGTTTCAGGAGCCGATTCAAAGGTAGGTTTGAGTTGACTGTTCGATGTAACGTCCAAGATACCCGCAGCCACTTTCTTTGCCAAACTCTTTGTGATGTTTGCAAAGCTCTTTTCGTCGCCATAATAGGCGGATTCCAAGTAGACACCACTCATTATTATGAAGCGAATACAAGATTGCCCAAGCCCGATACGATGCGGAAGAAGTTGATGGATTCTACATAGACTCCGACATTGTAAGTGAAGGTAAAGATGATATTATCATTGGTCTGAACTACAGTTGTAATGGTTCCAGGAGGATACAATGGCTTTCCTGTTTGAGCATCAATCAAGTTCACATTCGCTGCTGGAATAATCGTTGGATTTGGACTGAACAAGGTCGAGGTTAACACACATACAGTGGAAGAGGTGGTTGGAGTGAACGACAAAGGAAGAGGTTGTTGAAGCGTCAATCGCAGAATGATCTTGTTGAACATACTTCCGTTCGCAGCGCCTGAAGGTTGATAGGAGGTATTTTCCAACGCAAACGAATACATATAGACACCTGGCAATCCTGTCGTTTCGCCCGTGGTATGACGATACATTTGCAACAATGAAAAGAAGGGTAATGGTTTGGGTTGAATACGCTCCTTTCCATCAAACAGAATGACTCCGTCGGTCATTGAATCACGAGGATAGACTGAAGTCACTTGCTGTTGTCCGGATGAATACAATGCAGTATCAACATCGGTGCTAATCGCAGACCAGGGTGCACGGTTGACAGTCGTCCAGTTCGTGTAGTTGTCCCAATCGTTCAGCAAGATACGGTCTGAGCGTTGTGACGAAAACACAATACGCGTCACCAAGTTGAACATAGGGATTTCCAAATCGGTGTTTCCGCCAAACTGTCCTTCTTTGTTGACATACTTGACGGTCTTGACCAAAAAGCTCTGGTCGGCTCGTGCTAGTTGATTCATTTCCATCTCCGTCAGATAGATGAAGTTACCTTCAATGTATGGATCTGGAAACCAAGTCGTGATCGTTGAATTACTTGGAAGACCCGTCGACAAAGGTGGACTCAAAAAGAGACTGAGTGGATAGTTGACCGGACGAACGCGTTTTCCGTAAGTAGTTGAAGTTGAGTCTGTGTCGACCACTGTATACAAATCCGACAACTGACGTAAGG